TTGAATGGCTTTTAGAGTAATGAGACAATTATATAATGCACCTTCAGCTAGTGTAAGTGAAAGTGTTACTTGGACTGACCCACCGTGGGCAAAGAGAAAAGTGTATATTATGTCTTCAAGTGATATGCCAGTTTGGGAATTTGCTGAAGAATCAGATGCTAATGCAAAAGCTCAAGAACTGAGTGGTTCAGATTCTATGAATAGAGTGTATAAGGTTATTGAAGTATAAAAAAAGCTTGTATTTTCACAAGACAATTCAATATATATAATTAACGTAACAATAGTTAAAGGAGAAAGAAGTTATGGCTGATGAAATTAAATTTTCAGAAGATGAGTTAAAATCACTTCAGGAATTACAAAATTCCTATCAGGAAAAACAGTTGCAATTTGGACAACTTAAAGTTCAAAATGTTCTTTTAAGTCAACAGATGGAAGCGCTTGAAACACGCGAAGTTGAGTTAGAAGAAGAATATAGTGGAGTTCAGAAAACTGAACAGAAGCTAGTAGAAGATTTGAATAAAAAGTATGGTCCAGGGTCTCTCGATCCAGCTTCAGGTGTATTTACACCTCAACCAGCTGCACCCGTTGCAGAAGCTGATGTGGCACCAGATGCTGAAGCAGAAGCTTAATATATAAATAAATTTCCTCATTAAATATCGTTTACGAATTTTAATTGATATTTATAACTGAGTTTTCTAAACTCATGTAAATAGTCATTAAACTTAACGTAATTTAGGAGAAAATCAATGGCAGAAAGAATCGTAAGTCCAGGTGTATTTACCCGTGAAAGAGACCTTTCATTTCTTCCTCAAGGAATTAGTGAAATTGGTGCGGCTATAATTGGCCCAACTGATAAAGGTCCGGCGTTTACTCCAACAGTTCTTAGAAATTTTTCGGAATTTGAAGAAATGTTTGGTGGTACGTCTAAATCGTATTATACACCATACGCAGTACAGCAATATTTAAGAAGTGCTGGTTCAGTAACGATTATCCGTGTATTAGGAATAGGTGGATATCGAACTGATTTTGTAAATCTTCAACTTTCAAGTTCGTTAGGCTTAAAAACTGTTGCAGTTCTTGCACCGTCAAGAGGCGGGTTAAATGGAATAGCAGATATAAGTGCAACTTCCTCTGGTTCAAACGGAGATTGGAGTTCATTTGATCTTGTTGTTAGTGGTAGTGATACCTCAGCGTTTAGTAAAACGATTTCATTTAATACGTCTAGTGCAGATTATATAGATAAAGTATTAAGTTCTGATCCACAGGTTCAGAAATCAGGTCAGGATACTGCACCTGTTTATTTGTATAAAAACTTTAAATCACATCAATCACATGCACAGTATACTGTTTCTACAGCTCAAGCATATGTTTCCGCTTCTGTATCAGTAGGAGATGGAACATTTGATTTTACATCTGGTGTTCAATCTTTTGATGCAGATGGAAATGCTAGTTCTTGGACAGGTAACTCAAGTTATTCTGTAGCTAGAACTCCATACGTTCAGTCTCAAAGAATCAGTGGAGCAAGGTATAGTCTCTTTAGAGTTTATACTCGCTCTCATGGTTCAAGTATGAGTTCACAGTTTAAAGTATCAGTATTGAACGTTAAAGATGCTAGTGCAGTCGCTGGTTCTGATTATGGAACATTTTCAGTACAAATTAGACGACATGCGCCAGGTAAAGTTAATAATGATCAAGTGGTTGAACAATTTGATAGTCTAACGTTTGATCCTTCAAGTGCAAATTATTTTGCTCGTAGGATTGGAAGTAGATTTGTTGAAATAGATTCAAATGGTAAATTGACATATAAAGGTGATTGGCCCAATATGAGTAAACATATTCGTGTTGGTGATTTTGCAGATGTTGAATCAATGCCAAAGACGGTTGTTCCAATGGGACACGCAGCAGTAGTAAATCCAGTATTAGGTACGGCATCTCAAGTTCCTACTGCATCTTTCCAAAAAATTCAGGAAAATGCACAAGGAAGTTTTGATGGTAATATTTACTATGGATTTAAGTTCGGTTCTTCAGAATATGATAACCATCAGTATTTATCACCTATACCTCTTAATGCAGCAGCAGGTAACAATGTTAGTATGAGTCTTGAAGACATGTACGGACATGCATCAGCAGCTGATTTAGGTGGTTCGACATATGCAGATGGAACAGAAAAAATTAGTTTATCTAATTCACATCTTAAACAACGTAAATTTGTTGTTCCTTTCCAATGGGGATTTGATGGAGCTAATCCAGCAACACCAAAGAATACAGCTAATGATATATCAGCTACAAATACAATGGGATTCGATTGTTCAAACAATGCGGCTAGCGGAACTATTGCTTATAAAAGAGCAATTAACGCTATAAGTAATCCTGATGAATTTGATATTAATCTTTTGGTAATGCCTGGAATTATCCATCAATATCATCCAAAATTAACAAATCATGCCATTGAAAAAATGGAAGATAGAGGTGATGCTCTTTTTGTTATGGATGGTTCTTCTTGGTCTAGAGGTATAACTAATGCGTGTTCTGATATCAGTACATTAGATACTAATTATGCAGCTACATATTATCCGTGGGTTAAAATCTTAGATGATGGTAATAACCTACCGGTATGGGTGCCGCCTTCAGTAGTACTTCCAGGTGTAATCGCTTACACCGACAGAGTAGCACATGAATGGTTTGCGCCAGCTGGATTGAACCGAGGTGGTCTGACAACAGTACTTGAAGCAAAAACGAGATTAACACATGCGGAACGTGATGAATTGTATGAAGGTAGACTTAATCCAATAGCATCATTTCCAGGTCAAGGTGTGGTTGTTTGGGGTCAGAAGACTCTACAAAGCAAACCATCAGCACTTGACAGAGTTAATGTTCGAAGATTGTTGATTAAATTGAAGAAGTTTATTGCAAGTTCAAGTAGATATTTAGTGTTTGAGCAAAATGATGCAACGACACGAAATAGATTCATGAATATTGTGAATCCTTTCTTAGAATCAGTACAGGCTAACAGTGGACTTTCCGCTTTTAAAGTAGTAATGGATGACAGTAATAATCCACCTGATGTTGTGGATAGAAACCAATTAGTTGGTCAAATCTTCATTCAACCTACAAGAACAGCAGAGTTCATCGTATTAGATTTCGTTATACTACCTACTGGAGCAACATTTCCAGAGTAATTTGATTTATAATAGAGTATAACATATAATCGTAGTCATACGAAAGTAAAAAGCCCCTCTTATGAGGGGTTTTTTATTGTATAAAATAAAACTTCTAAAAAACTGTTAAGAATGTATAGTTTTTTAATGATAAGAAGATGATGAATTTTTTAGGTTTGTTATATTTATATATGAAAGTAAAGTAATAATTAAATAATCGGAGAAACAGAATGCCTGAATTACTTGATCCTTCTGAGATAATGTTTACACCATTTGAACCGAAGACTAAAAATCGTTACATCATGTATATGGAAGGGATTCCTGCATACCTTGTTAAGACAGCAAACAGACCAACAATTGCATTTGAAGAGATTGAATTAAATCATATTAATGTAAAAAGGTGGGTTAAAGGTAAAGGAACTTGGGAAACTTTAGAATGTACTTTGTATGATCCAGTTGTACCTTCTGCAGCACAAGCAGTTATGGAATGGGTTAGATTATCCCATGAATCTGTAACAGGTAGAGATGGATATTCTGATTTCTATAAGAAAGATATTACTTTGAATGTTTTAGGACCTGTTGGTGATATAGTAGAAGAGTGGACAATGAAAGGTGCTTGGATTCAAACAGCAACTTTTAATGATTTAGATTGGGCCACAAATGATCCAGTAGAAGTAACTCTTACGCTTCGCTATGATTATGCTATACTCCAGTTCTAGTTAAAGTATTACTTTAAGTGGTTATGGTTAAGTGTTGTAAATGTGGATGTGGGGATACTGTTAAAAATGAATGGTCAAAAGGACATTATTCCCGAGTTCATAATAATTGGGGACACAATCCAAAGGCAATAGAAAATTCAGCTAAAACTCGTAGAGAACAATTTAAAAATGGTGAAAGAACAGTTTGGAATGGTTGTTTTGTGTTATAAACATCACAAGAAACAACACCCGAGTTTAAATTTTTAATAATAACAAAAGGAGTTAATTATGGCAGTCATAGCAGATAAAGCTTGGTATAAATCAAAGACAGTATGGACATCAGTAGTTGCTGGTGTTGTTGGTGTTTTACAAGCAGTAGGTGTTGTAGAAGCAGTACCTGAAGTTGTTTGGACACTACTCGCAGCATTTGGTTTGTACGGAGTTCGTGACGCTGTTGGAAAAGCATAATTCCGCAGTAAGTAGTATTTTAAGCTGGGGATTATTAAAATCCCCAGTTAGTTTTATAATTGGTTATATTGTATAGGTTACTATTCAATAGAAATTACAAAGGAGAAAAAACATGGCAGAAGAAAAACGCCAATTTCCAACCGAGGTAATAGATTTGCCTTCTAAGGGTTGGTTTTACCCAGAAGATAATCCATTATCAAGTGGTCAGTTGGAAATTAAATACATGACGGCGAGAGAAGAAGATATTCTAACATCTGTTAATTTGATTAAAAAGGGTCTTGTGATAGATATGTTATTGCAATCACTAATTGTGGATCAAAATATTAATTATAAGGATATTTTGATAGGAGATAAAAATGCAATTATGGTAGCGTCAAGAATATTAGGTTATGGAAAAGAATATATAGTTGATATTGACGATGATAGTGGAGAAACGGAAAGTGTAACGATAGATTTAACTGCATTGAAGGATAAAGAAATTGATTTTTCTAAATTCGAGAGAGGAAAAAATGAATTTAGTTTTACTTTACCAAATTCTAAGAGAGAATTAACATTTAAATTTTTAACTTCTGGTGATGAAGATGAGATAGAAAAGGAATTAAAATCTCTTAGTAAATTAAAGAATCCAATAGATCCAGAGATGACTACACGGTTAAAAAGAAGAATAACTTCAGTTGATGGTAATAGTGATCAATCTAATATAAATAAATTTGTAGATAACGAATTTCTTTCTGTAGATTCTCTTGCATTTAGAGACCATATAAGTTCAATAACTCCTGATGTTGATATGAATTATTCATATGTTAGTTCTATTGATGGAGAAGTTAAGGAGATAACGGTCCCTGTGACCGTTCAGTTTTTTTGGCCTGATACCAGAAAATAAACCAGATTTACACGAAGAAATATTTCAATTAATTTACCACTCAAAGGGTGGAATATCATTTCAAGATGGATATAATATGCCTATCTATCTTCGCCGATTTTACCTTCAACGGTTAACAAAACACTACAAAGAAGAAAATGATGCCATTAAAAAGGCACAACAAAAAGTTCGTAGGCCTAAATTCAAAAAATAGTTTTTTTAATATTTATTAGTAACCAAATACGATAGTTTTAATCATTTTTTTAAGGAATCAATACAATGGGTAAATTAGATAAACTAATAGGTAAATTTTTTGATAATTTAAGACAGGGAAAAGCAGATGCCTTTACACGGGATATAATGAAGAATCCTGAAGCCCGTCAGGCTAAAAAAGATCTCAAAAAAGCTGAAGACAAATTATTAAGTTTTCTAAAACAAAAACACAAAGAATCCCAAAAATAATTAACAATCGTATTTTCAAAATAGAGTTTTATAACTAAAACTTTTCAATCAATCAAGGAATACAATGGCAAGTAAACAAGATTTAAAAGACAAGCATGAGTTAGCCAGATTAGATAAAGAGCGCGAGCGAAGAAATAAGAATTATCTTGAATTTTTAGATGCAGTATCAAAAGGTG